GCCGCCGGTCGGACCACTGTCACCGTGTGCGGCAGCAACCGGGCCGGGATCACAACGCCACCTGGATTGTGGTAGCCGTGCGCCGGTAGCGTGCCAGCGCGTCACGGTCGGCGTTGGTCAACCGCACCCCGGGTCCGGCGCTACCGGACCCCTGCTGCAACTGGTAGAAGTACGAGCCGATCCGCTCCGAGACCATGCCCTCCACAAGAGAGGGTGCGACCAGCACACGCAGCACCATGGCGCAGGCCACCGCCACCACATCCTGCGGCACCGTAGCGTACCCGTGGGAGTAGGTCACCCGGTAGGTGTCCACCGGCCACCCGACGTCAGCCCAGCGCGCCGGCAGGCTCAGCCACAGGTCGGTCTCCGGCGGCCAGATGTCCACCTGGTCTACGCCGTCCCACGTCCACAGGCCGGCGGGCAGCGTGAGGTCGGGGATCACTCCGCCCCCCAACGCGACCACTTGGCTGACCGCGGTGACCGGCCGCTGCGGCAACCGCAGCACCGTTCCCACCGGCCGCAACACCACCTGGTCGTCAACGACCTGGTCGAAGTCCTGCCTGGTGTAGCCGCGGATCATCGCGGACGCGTCAGCGAGCAACGCGGCCGCCCGCGCCGTCTCCTCAGCGGTCAGGGAGCGACCCAAACGGTCCTCCAGGTCACTGATCGTCGCCAGGTCGGCCACGGCTCACCTCCCGCAGTGCACGCACCTGCGTGGCGTCCTTCGCCAGCTGGGCAGAGCGCCACAGATCATACGCACGGCGGTCCTTCTTGACCTGGGTCGGCCTGTTCCAGTGCCGGTACTGATCGTCTTCCGGAGCCTTGCCGGCGGCCGGATGCACGTGCTCTACAACCACATCGGACAAATAGCGGATACAGCCGGCGGCACGTCCCAGGGCGTGGATCGAGCTGTCGCTGTCCAGGTGCTCAACCGGAGCCGGCACCATCCGTCCCAGCGCGGTCACAATGTCCGCGGTCATCGCCCACTGGGTGGGGAGGCGCTCACCCTGCAACAGGTCGTTTCCGAACACGATGCCGGTGCCCAGCTCCCGCAACGCGTCCAGATAGGATCGTGCCCACCCTGGAGTGCGTGGCAGGTGGTCGTCGCCGGCGAACCCAAGCGCCCAGAAGTTCCGTGCCTCGCGCGTGGCAACCTTGTTGAGCTTACTCACCATCGGTTCCCACGCAGGCAGCTCCGTCAGCCACCAGTGCCTGTGGTCGCCACGCCGCTCATCGGCCAACCGCCGGTACCCGCCGATCTGCGGATCGTCGGCGTCGCCAGCGAAGACCAGCGCGGCATCCGCCCACGCCCCGGTCGCGTCCCACGCCTCCAACACCCGCCGGGCGTTGCCCGGCCGACCACGAGTCGGCACGATCACCAACAGGTCAGCCACTAGGCACCTCCTCATCCGGGCCCAGACCCAGGTCGTCCGCCAGCCTCCACGCACGCGCCGCCAGCGCGCCGTCGTGCTGCTCCCACGCCGGCGACCAGGAGATGCCGGTGGCGCGCCGGCTGGCCTCGTGCCGGGTGCCGCTACGTCCGCAGCCGGTCACCACGAACCGGTCAAGCACCTACGGCCGCCAGCATCCGGCCCAGCTCGGCGACCCGCTCCACCTCTGCGCACCATCGAGCCATGTCCTCATCCGGCCGCAGCTGCTGCGCCCGCTGCCGCGCCCGCCGGCTGGCCGCCTTGTATGGCCCCGGCATGGCCAGGGTCTGCAACGCCCTCCGCCACCCGCCCAGATCCTCACGATCCACGAAGATCCCGGCCTCGCCCAGGTTCTCCTGCAACCCTGGTGTCGGGTGTGCCACCACCGGGATGCCGGCGGCCATCGCCTCCGTGCCGATCCGGCCCCATGACTCGTAGGAGCTCGGCATCAGCAGCACGCGGGTGCGGGACAGCACCCGGTCGCGGATCTCGTGGTGCGGCACGTGGTCCACGATCTCCACGTTCGGCAGGCCGTCGCGGATGAGCTGATTGCCGTACGCGCCCATGACACCCAGGAAGCGAAGCCGGGGCATGTGCTCGGCGAGCCACCAGAACACCTCGGCACCCTTACCCATCACCGTGCCGTCAGCGTTGCGGTCCATCCGCCGCAAGTTCACCAACGTCACATGGTCGTGCGGGCCGTCCGCCTGGTACTCGTCCGGGTCGACCAGCGGCCGGACGATGATGGTACGCGGCTGCGGCGCACCCCTTCGCCGCAGCCACATACCCAGCTCCGCCGCCATCCACTGGCTGTTGACCACCACCAGGTCCACCCGTGCGCCGGGAGTGACCAGCACCTCGTGCGTGACCGGCATGGTGTTGTGATGCACCAGCACCACCGGGGTCCGGTGCCACTGGCCCAAGAACGCGGCCCGCGGGCTGTTCTCCAAATGGCTGACGATGACGTCGGCCTCGTGCAGCCAGCGGAACGGGTCGTGCTTGTCCACATGCGGCCACACCCGCACACCGTCCAACGTGTACGGCTGGCCGGTTTGCTGTGACAGGGACAGGTCGACCTGGTGGCCACGCCGCACCAGCGCCCGCAACATCGCGTGCAGCATGGTCTCCGCGCCCGCGCAGTGGTACGGCAAATACTGGTGTGCCAGCGCCAACACCCTCATAACCGTCTCCACGTTGACCACGGCAGCCCCACGTCCGCCGGCACCAACCCGAGCCGACCGGCCACCGCGGCACGCTCAGCCGGCGCCCAGGTGGTGACCCCGATCCACGAGTCACGCTCCTGGGGTGTGACGCTGGTCGGCCAGTCCAGCACGAGCAGGCCACCATCGCGGACCGCGCCCGCGATGGTGGCCACGATCCGGGCGGCGCTGGCCCGGTCGTGGTGGATCAAGACGGCGAGGCAGTATGCGGCGTCCACGACGGGCAGGCTGTCGACCGGCGCGACCGTCACTGTGTCACCGGCGTTGCGGCGTAACCGGTCGACCATCCGCGGCGACGTGTCCGCTGCGATTACCCGCCAGCCCTGCGCGGCCATCGGCACCGCCACCCGGCCATCACCGCACCCGTAGTCCAGCACGCTGCCACCGACGTGGACACCAGCAGCCCGCAGGCCGGCGGTGATCTTCGCCGCCTGTTCGCGTCCGCTGTCCCAGTACGCCTGCTCGGACTCGTCTCGGGACGGGTGGATGCGCCGCGGGTCGGCCCGGTCCCACGCATCCACCACGTCCCGATACCCCACCACCATCTAGCTGTAGGTGTAGGAGCCCGAGCTGAGCACGGCGAACGGCCACCGGTTGACGTTCTCCGCCGGCGCGCCACCCGACTCGCCCGCCGAGTCCTGCGCCAGCCGGTTCGCCGGGTTGGCCACTGCCCACGCCAGCCGCAGCGTCATCCGGATCGCCAGCGAATCCTGCTGCATCAGGTTCAGCACGATGTTGCCCATGTCATCAGAGATCACTCCACTGTCGAACACACGGAATGAGATGTCCTGCCGGACGCCGACGATGGCCTGCGACCAGTCACCGGCGATCAGCTGCGCCTCCGTGATGTCCCACGCGCCATTCAACGTCTCGTTCAACGGCAGGCCGTAGAGCGACCCGCGCCGAGGTTGGGTCAGGTCCGGCTGGTAGATCGGCACACCATCGTTGCTGCGCAACCGGGCCAGTCGCCAGTTCAGCCCAGGACGGCTGGCGAAACCGGTCACGTTGTACCCGTCGTTGGCCAGCAGCTCACCCAGGTAGGCCACCTCGGCGGCCATGTCCTGCGCCACGGTCTCGCCGGGGATCACATCGCCGGTCACGAACCGGTTGCCCGCGGCCACCGCCCGCTGGTACACCGGATCGCCCCAGCTCACAGGCTTGTTGGTGCCGAACAGGCACGCACCGTCCACAAGAGCGCCCGCGGCCTCCACCAGCCGCGGCCGCACCTCATCCCAGATCGGCACCTGAGCATCGTCAAAGTACTGCTCCGGCACCGGGACGATGACGGCGATCTCCTCGGCGACCAGGTTGACGTTCCGCCACTGCTGACGGTCCGTCGACTTTAGACCTGTGTCACCGCCGACGAAATAAGCAAACGGCAGCACACTGAGCACCGGAATCCGGTGCGTCAACGCCGGCATGGTGAACCGGCGCGCCAGAGACAGCACCGCCGAACTGGCGGGCATCTGTTGGATGATCTGCGCAGACACCGGCTCCGGCACGAGCGGATCGTTGGTGGTCTGACGCTGGATCGCGAGATCCGTTGCCATCAGTCATTGTCCTTTCACGACAGTGCCCGCGGCAAAATCATCCGGGGCACAGGGTTAGCGCGGCCCACGCATCCTGCGCAGCCACGTGTCAGGGTCGATCGGCACGTCGCCGCCGGCCGGTGCCGAGCCGGACCGCAGCGTCTCCACCGGCCGGGTCGTCGCTGGCGGCGCGCCGACACGCAAGGTCGGGTCGACGTCCAGACGCTTACGGATCAGCTCCTCAAGCGCCTGCTGGAATCCTTCGTCTGGCAGGTCGTTGACCTCTTGCACGAACCGGCGGCTGTCCAGCAGCCGCTCGGCGTCCGCACCCAGCCGTGTTGCCGTGCGGAAGATGTCCAGCTCCGTCCGCGCGGCCGCCTCCGCGAGCTGTGTCGACGCGAGCTGCTCAGACAGCTGCTCCGGGTCGGCGGCCGGCTCAGACAAGCCGAGCGCCTGGCTGATCTGCTGCATCAGCTCGGCACGGGCCTGTTCAGCCGCGGCCTGCTTGGCCTTGGTGCGCGCCGAGGCGGCTTCCCTGCGGAGACCATTGATCAGGTTCTGCACGTTGGCTGGCAGAGAGGAGACATCTACCGGGTCGTCGGCTGCCGGGTCGGCTGAGGCAACCGGGTTGGTCGGGTTCGGCACTCCAGGCGTTTCGTTCTGCGGCGCTCCAGGCGCAGCTTCGTTCTGCGGCACTCCAGGCGCCGCTGTTGACTGTGTCATCGTATTTTGCCCTCCAGGAGCATTGGCCGCCCAGTTGGCGGCATGGCTTAGATCAGCGTGCGGTCAGATCCGGGTCGCTGATGCGCGCCGCCGAGGCCGCACCGACATGCCTTCCACCGCCCGAAATTGGGCTCGGCGGGCGACCGCCCGCATACCACCGGCCTCGGTGACGCTCACCTGCACGGCCGCCGGCACCCGCACAACCTCTGTGCGCCGGGCGGTCGCCCGACGGCGCAGGCCCATCTCCCGCGCCAGCGCCTGCGCCGTCGGCATCCGCGGCGACCCGGTACGCGCGATCGCCTCCGCCCGCAACCTCGGATGCTGGAACTCGACCATGTCGGCGAACTCGCGGCGGCTCATGCCCGGCGCCGGCTGGCCGGACTGGATCGCCCGCGCACGACGACGCAGGTCGTCGAACCGCTCACGGGTCATCGCCGGCCGCCGCTGCCGCACACCCTCCAACCGGTCCAGGATGGACGTGCTCACACGAACCACGCCGGACGCGTCGACCCACCGGCCGCGGGCATCGCGTGGCTGGTGCGGGTTGAAACCGGCCATGGTCTACCTCTTAAGCGTCCCGTCGGAGTTCCACGTGTCCGGGATGAGATGCAACAGGCCGAGCGCGCGCGCCCGTCGGATAATGTGCCTGCGCACCATCGCCCGCGCCTCCTCTGTGGCCGGCCGCACCCGGCCTACGGCCCTAATGGCGTTCTGCAAATCCTCCCGGTTACGGATCGGGAACCGGCCAGGATCATCACCACGACCCGGCAGCGCCTTCCCCTGCCTCACCAGCCGGCGCATCTGCTCAGCCCTCGGTTGCGCCATCCTCAACCACCACCTCCGGCCGCTGCCGCTCATCCCAGTAGCGGCGCCACACCCGGATCGCGTCCGCGCCCGAATGGCCAGCGGTCACCTCCAACCACTGGCCGTACAGCTCATTCACGTACGCCGGCTCGTCCTCACGCTCGTACAGCGGCTCAGCCACACACTGGTCGTTGTCGTGGTAGGACTGTCCAAGCAGACGTGTGCCACGAATCCGGCCGGCAAAACCGACCCGTGTCGCTGTCTGCCGGCTCTCGTACACCGCGCCCCTGCTGGCGAGCATGGCGCAGAACGCGCACGGGTCCGCGTCCGGAACCCTTCGCCAACCAACGATCCGGTCGCGGCGGCGTACCGTCTCGGCCACCGTGTCGCGTGATCCGGCCAGCGCCAGACGTTGAGCGGAACCGGCCAGCGTCTGAGCCATCGCCTCTCCGGCCGCACGCTCGTCACCAGTCTCAGCCAGATGCCGCTTCCACTCCACCGGCCCAGTCACACGCAGGACCGTCTCCGCCCACGAGGTGTCCCACCGCGCGGGCACCGGCGCCAGGTCCACCCCCTCAACCGCCGCGTGCTCACGCACATACTCACCGGCCAACCGGCGGGAACCGGCGAATGCCGCGGCCACCAACGCCATGAGATCACGTACCACCCGCGCCCACCAGCCGTCCACATCACCCGGCCGGACGGTGCGAGCGATCCGCGTGACTTCCTGGGCGACAACCAGGCCGAGCGCGGCCAGCTCAGCCTGATGCTGCCGTGTCAGCCGATGCGCGGCCGGGCTCGGCATCCTCCACCTCACGGTTCATGAGCTGCTCCAGGCGGCCCATCGCATCCGCCTCCCGAGCCAGCTCTTCCCACCGCTGCAAATCCTGATCAGTGACACCGGGAATCCGCTCCCACAACGCGCGCGGCGGGATTTGCAGCATCTGCGCCATCTTCCCCAGCGCGTCGGCGATCTGCGCCAGCGACCGGGATTCGGTATCCCGCCACACCACCTGTGCTTCGGTGTCACGCCAGGCTTCCTGGTCGCCGGCGGCCAGCCCGGCCAGCCGCAGCATCTGTTCCACGCTCTCGCCGAACCCGGTCTTACGGTCGGCCACCTTACGCTGTAGGCCGGCCTCGATCGCAGCGAGCGCCTCAGCGCTGAGGTTCGCGATCGCACCAGACGACGCGATGGCGTGCGGCGGAATCTGCGCTATGGAAGAGATCAGCCGCAACGTCGACTCGCGGCTACCCAGGTATCCGCCAAGGTTCGTTTCGCTGAACTCACCAAACCTGGCATCCGGCGATTCCGCCTGCCACAGACGGTTCACCGCCGCGTTGAGCGGCTCAACCGGATTGCCGGTCTCATCCTCGGCGATCGCCATGCCGGTGACCCACCGCTGCTTGAAAGCCGCATACTGCTGCGCCATCAACAGCCCGAACGTGGTGTTGTCCAACTGGTCTTGCAGCGGGATCAACGGCTCAACCTCGCCCTGGCTGCCGTCATCCACGTCGCCGGACTCGTTCAACCACCTGACCACCGGGCACACACCCAGACCGTGAGTCGCGATCTCCACCAGCCGCGGCAAGCCGCCATGCGGCGGCGCCTCGAAATGGTAGACGTGCGTGTTGTCCAGCAGCCTAAGCCGGGCAACCTCCCTGACCCGGCCACCGTCGTCCAAAGCGGAACCCGGGCTGACGGCCAGGCCGAACCGTGGCCACTCGTCAGCCTCCGGGTCGTCATAGACTGCCACGAATTTTCTTGGCGAGTAAGGTCTGATGACCGGCGTCGGCTGGCCAGGCAGCACCGTCGCATACGCCAGGCCGTAGCCGAGCGCCGCGCGGTAGATGCCGGACTGGCGGGCGTCCATCCGGTTGGCCTGCCAGATCTTCCACACGGCAGCGTTCTCTGCCTTCCGCGCCGGCCGGTAGCCCTCCACGAACAGGTTCTGCGCGATCTCGGTGACCACCAACGGCAGGATGTTCACCTTCGCCTGCTCAACCAGCTCCCGGTACTCGTGCGTGGCGCTGCGCGGCACGTATATCCGGTGCCTCTTCCCACGCAGATACCCATGGATACGATCCAACCGGTTCTGCCGCTCAGCGTCCAACACCTTCCGCAGGTGAGCCGCAACGCGCACCGCGTCATCAGCAGACAACGCCACAACTCACCACCTCACCGGTTACGCCGATCACCCGGCCACATTCCGGTCATCTCCATGTGCCACTGGGCGCAGATCCGCCGCGCCCGGTTGTCACCCACGTGCTCGATCAACTGGCGGTGGCAACGTGTCCAATCCCCTGGCGTGCCCCAGCGAATACGCAGCGCGCCACGGCCGAACTTCCAAAACCGCTCCAACGCGTTCACGGCCATCACCCCCAGCCGACGACGCGGCCAGCACGCTTACCGCTGCCCTGCTTGACCCACGACGGCGACGCCACCACCAGACGGCGCACCATCCGCGCGCCGACCGCGCACACCGCCAGGTCGATTTTGCGCGCCGATTCTCGGTGCTCCTTCCGGATGCTCACACCCCACCGGTTCGGCGCTCGCTTCGCGTTCAGCAGGTGCTGGCGCAACCGCGCGTCGCCGTCGTGGCTGATCGCATGGTCACGCAGCTCAGCCTCAAACCACTCGGCGGCCTTCGTGAACTCGGGCACGTGCGCGCGCATATCCCACGCCACCGGATGCCGCGACCGGCCACCCGTCGCATCAATCACCAGCCGGTCGCCGAACTCCTGCCCCCACTGGTCAACATAGGTCTCCCAGCCGGCCACATCGGCAAAGAACGCCACCACCCGGTACCGGTCGAAGACCTGGCGGACCACCCGGTCGACGTCGACCCGGTCCACCCGCCACTCCTGACCGGCCAGGCCAAGCGGCTTTTCCCAGCAGCCCAGCACGAACAGGTGCCCATCGGAGATCCTGCAGCCGACCAGCCCGGTGGAGTCGTCCGAGATGCCGCCGTCGAAGAACAAGACGATCGCCTCGCCGTCGTCGACCACGACATCTGGCTTGGCGCACGCGTCGACATCCTGCGGTGATGCCCACGCGTCATCAGCGGCGACGATCTGGTTCAGGTAAAACCTGCGAGACATCGAAGGCGGCGTGGCCGGGTCGTAGATCTCCTCAATCAGCCGATCCACGTCCAACCACACGCTGTCGCCGCGCGCGGCCAGCAACCCTGCCCGCAGCGACTCCCGGTCAGCCAGCACCGTGTCCGGCGGCGCCTCCAACGAGTCGTACAGCACCCCGGTGGCCTTAGACCGGCCGGACACAATGTCCTGCCACGCCTCCCAGTTCCGCTCAGCCACCGAGTCCTCGCCCGGCTCGTGCGCGTTGGTGATCTCCAACATCCGTGCCGAGCCGTCGCGAGACTTCGCCAAGTTCCGGGCGATCGCCTTGGCCATCTCGTGGCCGTCGTTGTTCGCCAGCCAGTGATGCGTCTCGTTGGCGATCACCAGCGTCGGCCGGCCACCCTCCAACGCTCGCGGTGAACTGGTCACGGCCTCGATCCGACCACCAGACGCCGTGTAGATGATCTCCTTGCCGATGTCCAACCCGTACTCGGCGACCGCGGCCTTAGAGAACAACCGCGGAAACAAGGTCATCGTGTTCCGCGTCTGGTCCTTAGACACCGCGGCCACCTGGACCCACGGCGCCGGATGCGGCTCACCCACCACACCGCCATCAGCCACCGGATCCAGTCGAGCCACCCGGCACGGCCCGCACAACTCCACCGCGGCGATAGCCGCCGCCAACGGGTCTTTGCCCCAGCCCTTCATCCGCCGCAACGTGCCACGCCGGTAGATGAACCGGCCACGGTCATCAACGGCGTACCACCAGCGCAGAAACCGTGCCTGCTCGAACGTCGGCCGCCACATCCCACCAGCGTCCGGACCGTCCGGCTGCTGCAGCCAGTCCAGCATCCACGAGATGACCTGCCAGCCCAGCGTCAGCCGCGGCTCACCAGCCGGGCCGATGTAGACCGGCTCAACCGCCGGCGGCGCGCCTGTAAGCATCGAGCGCGGTCACCTTCGCATCCCGCGCGGCCGCAGCCTCAGCGTTGCCACGCTCCAACTCCAACCGCAACCGCCGCCGATCCCCCTCAGTCACCAATAGGCTGGTCGACGCAGAAACAACCGCCGCGAACAACTGGCCGGACATCTTCGCCCCCGCCAACGACCGGCTCATCGCCTCAGCCACATACCGGGCCTGCGCCCAATCCGACGGCTCGTAAAACCGAGACTGACCCGACCTGGCCAACGCCAGATACCAGTCACGCGCTATCGGATGCCACCTGTCATCAACCGGCGGCACCTCCACCACCGCAGCACCCGAAGCAGTGGTGATCTCCACCTCCGGCTTGTTACGACGCCGCCGCTGATCAGACCGCTTCGGGACCGGGCCTCGCACGGACCACCCACCCCCTCACAGCAAGCTTTGCACTTCAGACAGATCAGCCAACCGGCTCGGCGCACCCCGCCACCGCCGACCGGTCACAGTGACATACCGCCGGTCCCCGTACACCTCGAGCCGCACGCCGTCGACCACGGTACGCCGGCCGATCACGAGATCGCCACGGCCCCACACGTGCAACCCCGTCCCGCTCGGGCTGATTTCCACGTAGGTTGCAGGCAGCCGAGCCAGCAGCGCGGCGGCCTCAGGTACCAGCTCGCCGCCGTCAAGCACGTGATCCAGGTCCAGGCAGACGATCCCGTCACCCGCGACGAGCACGTACCCCAGCCCGTCACCCACCCGTGAGCGGCACGCCTGCTCGTACGTCGCCCACGTGGCCGGGTCGGTCGACGACGCCACCTGGCCGCTCGTCTGCAGCGGCACCTTCCGCTTGTGCCGCACCCACCGGCGGCGGCTGGTCAGCTCACGCGGCAGCGCGCCAGCGCGATGCAATGCCACCCGGCAGCGGGTCGAGCAGGTGCGACGGTCCCGACGCGCACGCGTCGGCAGCTCACCGCCACAATTCTCGCACCTTCTCACGCTTCCATTGTAACACTTACAGCGCCACTAGCAGGGATAACCCCGCCCGCAAACCCTGCTCCATATGCA